AAAACTTTGTCAATGGCAACTCTTGCAACGGAACAACAATGACATTCCAACCATTTTATATGGGAGGTGATGTACACACAGATGCGTATCAACGTACCCAAAACTTTGGCGTACAGCTTGGTTTTTCTGTACCTCTTGATGGTGGCATGGTTGAAACATGCAAACAGATTGCACGTAGACACGAACAAAAGATGCGGCTGGACTATGAGCTAGTACGTGCTCTTAAATGTACAGAAATCATGAAAGCTGGTTTTACTTTTCGTCCTGGCAGTCGCGTAGAAGTGCTGTGCCATGACGTTGTACCAATTGTCTCTCTTAAATAATGGAAGCAACTGTGACTGCTCTTATCGCTTTGATAGGTGGTGGAGCAGCTTTAAATAACAGATTACACAACAGAATAAATAACGTGCATGACCGCATTAGTGGCCTTGATAGGCGTATTGACGCTATTGAATTAAGTGTAGCGCAAGACTACGTATCTAAAGCTGACCTATCAGTAATGGTCCAACGTATGGAGGATCACATGGTACGTATAGAAAACAAATTAGATCAAATCGTACTAAGAAATGGCAAATAAAAAAGCCACTGAGGATCAGTTTAATGAATTACACCAGCTTGTTACAAAAGAGTTTCTAGCTCGTATTAAAACTGGTGAGGCTACTACACAAGACTTAAAAGCAGCCTGTGATTGGCTGACTAAAAATGACATAACCGGTGTGGTCGTTGAGGGTTCTGCTCTTAGCGGCCTTGCTGATATTATGCCTGAAATTAATTTTGATGAAGTTCAACGAGCAATCAGACGTTAAGCATGGCTTCTCCTAAAAAACCCTACAACCAGCTTAAGAAAAGTGCGAAAAATTACCGCGACAATGCAGCCGCTAGGCGACATAAATACAAAAAGGCTGTCCAAGATGGTAAATCAGAATCTGCAACCGCCTACCGTGTCGAACACACCAAAGCCCGTAGAGAAGCCAACGCCGACGGTAAAGGCGGAAAAGACTTCTCCAAAACCACGAAGGGCACGTTCGTCCGAGAAGACCCATCCAAAAACAGAGCCAGAAATCGCGGTAAACTAACCATTAAGCGATGACTCCATTACTTCCTACTCCTGACCACTACCTTTACAACCTAATAACCATGACATCGCCAGAAGCTAAGCGCCTATGGAGGCGTGCTATCAAAGAGCATTTTAACTGTCACTGCGTTTATTGTGGAGAAACTTATGAATTACATGAACTCACTCTTGACCACGTTCACCCTCGTTCTATGGGTGGAGAAGATCTTACAAGTAACCTTGTACCCGCGTGTACCCGCTGTAATCAGGATAAAGGAAGTAACAACTGGCTAGAATGGATGAGACAAAAATACGGGCTTCATCCCAACCGTGAACAACTTATTCTCCAACACATCAATTAATTATTAATATGGCACAGTTAAGAACAAGACGGCGCAATGGTAGGATTCAGTATTATAATCCTAAAACTAAAAAGTTTCAAAACACAAAACCTACAGTCACTAAGCCTACATCTACACCTAAACCAGACCCCAACAATAAATTTAGCTCTGCTAGCCAAAAAGGGTCTAGGAATTTTAGCGGCAGCAAACCTAGTTCTTCTGGTGGTACTGGCTACGCAGACGACATTGCTAAACTCAAAGAACTTGCTAAAAGGCGTGGACCCCAGGCTAAAGCAGCTGCTGCAAAATTAGGAAAACTTGGGATTAGAGTTGCTCCTGGCGCTGTTATTGGAGGAGCAATGTTAACAACTATTGGCAAGCCCGGACAAAGTAGGATGTCTAAATTTGGCTCTCTTACTGGTAGGCAGGCTCCTGTAGCAAAACCTGCTTCTACTTCTACTTCTACTTCGAGTGGTGTTACAGCAGCGCAACGTGCTGAACTACAGAAAAAGAATGCTAAACGCATCGCCCGAATTAAAAGGGAAAGTGATGCCAAGGTAGCTGCTGGTAGAAACGATCCAAACAGTCCTTTTTATAGGACTTCTTCTGGCGGTGGTGGCCGCAACAACGTTACTCCAACTCCTCCTAAAAAGAAAACAGGCGCTAACGACTCCCGTAATGCCGCTTACATTGCAGCTCGAAAGAAGTTAAACTCTAACTCTACTAAAGCTGAACGAGACAAAGTAAGAGACATGGGACTTGCACTTTCCAAATCTATTCACGGAGATAAAGGAGGCAGAGGTTCAAAAAAACCTAAAACCTCTAAACCTGCTAACATTGGTCCTGTTAAAGATGGTGCTAAGTACGCACGCAGTCTAGCTAAGTCTGGTGTTCGTCGTGGAGCTAAAAATGCTGCTAAGGCAGATAATAGACTTCAAGCTACAGAAAGCGTTAGAGCTGGTATGCGTCAAGGACGTACAGCCGATAAAAATAACGAAAAGAAAAAAAAGCAGCGTAGATTTAGCAATGAAAGTCTTCGCAGAGCCGGACAACGTACGTACAACAGAGGAGCAGCTTAAGTAATTATCATGGCACGTAAGTATTCAAAAGGCAAAAAACCTGAAGAGACAATGAGGCAGCGTCAACAACGCCTCCTTCGCGAACAGCGGGCACGTAAGGCAGCACAGACTAAAGTCACGTCTACTCCTGATTCTAATCCAGCTAAACGTGGTGCTCAAGGTCCACGTGATCCTTCAAAGCATGGCCCTAGTCAACGAACAAATGGTCTTCAGGGTTCACGACCTAAACCTAAACCTAACAATGCTCCTCCTACTCAAAAGTACAAGCCTCGTGTATCTAACGTAGGACCACAGATTAGGCAAAGACAAGCAATTGAACAAACTAATCAAGCTAGGCGTGTAGCAAAAGCTAATCCTGGTAGAACTGCTAGAGCTACACGTAACGCTAGACCTGGTAGGGGTGGCTTACTTGGTGCTCTTACTGTTGGTGCTCAGATTGGTGAAGCAATGAGACAGAACCTTCCTAGTAAAGCTACTCCTAGCAATCGTGGTACAGGTAGAGCATCAGACAATGTAAGACCAGGACCTCCTGCAAAAACTAAAACACCTTCACGTAAGGATGGACAAAGGGCAACTTTAAATGGGAAACCTGTTGTCTGGAAAAACGGCAAATGGGTTCCAGCCCCCAGTCAAAGTGCTGGTAAATACAACACCAGAGATGCTGACGGTACTGTCCGTAGCAGAAAGAAAGTAGGTCCTAAAAAGGTTGGTCCTAAAAAGGTTGGTCCTAAAAAGGTTGGCACTATTGCACAATCTTTTGATAGATCATACGCTGCTGCTAAAAAAGCAGGCAAAAAAACGTTTACCTTTAGAGGTAAGAAGTATACTACTAACTAGAAGCCTCTAGAAGGCCCTTAAAACTCCTTTAGGGTGTCATCCTACCTGATGCACCCTTTAGGCCCCACACAGAGCCATATAACATGCATACAAACGATCTTGAGGTTAACCTTAGATCAGACTTTAGATACTTTCTTACTGCTGTCTGGTCTCACCTTAAATTACCACCCCCAACACGGGCTCAACTCTGCATTGCAGAATACCTTCAAACAGGCCCTAAACGTTTACAGATCCAAGCCTTTCGAGGTGTAGGTAAAAGCTGGATTACAGCAGCCTTTGTGCTCTGGACTCTCTTTAACAACGCTGACAAAAAGATTATGGTAGTATCTGCTTCTAAGGATAGAGCAGACTCCTTTTCTATCTTCTGTCAACGCCTTATCCTTGAAGTACCTTGGCTCTCTCACCTAAAACCTAAATCAGATGATCAAAGATGGTCCCGAGTATCCTTCGACGTGGGCCCGGCTAAACCTCACCAGGCTCCTTCGGTTAAGTCTGTTGGCATTACTGGTCAGCTTACTGGTAGCCGGGCTGACTTAATGATTCTAGACGATGTGGAGGTACCTGGCAACTCAATGACAGAACTCATGAGAGAGAAGCTTCTCCAACTCTGTACTGAAACTGAGTCTATCCTGACACCTAACGCTGACTCTAGGATTATGTTCCTAGGTACTCCTCAAACAACCTTTACAATCTACCGTAAACTAGCTGAACGTAACTACAGACCCTTTGTATGGCCTGCACGTTACCCTAAGAAACTAGCTAACTATGAAGGTCTCCTTGCACCCCAACTGCAACAAGACATAGAAGACAACGCCAAAGCTTGGGAAGTAACTGACCCTGACAGATTTAGTGATGAAGATCTTATTGAACGTGAAGCAGCTATGGGACGTAGCAACTTCATGCTACAGTTCATGCTTGACACAACCCTTAGTGATGCTGAAAAGTTCCCACTTAAAATGGCTGACCTTGTTGTTACCAGTGTCAACCCTACTACTGCTCCCGAATCCGTCGTTTGGTGCTCCGATCCCCAAAACATTATTAAAGACCTCCCCACTGTTGGACTCCCTGGAGACTATTTCTACTCTCCAATGCAGCTACAAGGAACATGGGATCCTTACTCAGAGACAATCTGCAGCATTGACCCGTCGGGTCGTGGTACGGATGAAACAGCAGCAACTTATATCTCCCAACGCAACGGTTTCTTGTACGTGCACGACATGCGTGCTTACAGAGATGGGTACTCCGACAAAACATTACTTGATATTCTAAGAGGCTGTAAAAAGTTTGGTGTTACTAAACTCCTTATAGAAACAAATTTTGGAGATGGTATTGTCTCTGAACTCTTTAAAAAACACCTTATCCAAACTAAACAAAACATTGACATTGAAGAAGTCAGAGCTAACGTCCGTAAAGAAGACAGAATCATTGACGCTCTGGAACCCGTGCTTAATCAGCATCGCCTTGTTATGGATCGTAATGTTATCGAGTGGGATTTTAAGTCCAACCCCGATGCCCCTCCTGAAGAACGACTCCTCTACATGCTCTTCTATCAGATGAGTAGAATGTGCCGTGAAAAAGGCGCAGTTAAACACGATGACAGGCTTGACTCCCTTGCTCAAGGCGTTAAATACTACACAGATGCTATGGCTATCTCTGCTAATCATGAGATCGCTAAACGTAAGTTTGAAGAATGGCAAGACCTTGAACAAGCCTGGAAAGATGACCCCCAATCAGCAGCTAATCACATGGTCTTTGGTATGACACATATTCAAAGACAAAAAGCAAGAGGTTTAAACGGTAAAAACAAAGGCTATAACTGGGTTTCTATTGACAAATAAACCGTAACCCGACAGTACTACGGGGGGAGTGGTGCCTCTCCGTGTGGAAACAGCATTAATTGGGGATGACAAACTTTCATCCCCCTTTATTAACCACACTAATGGAAGATGAGGTGAAGGAGCAAAGCGACTGAACCATCTTCTCTATTAGTTCTTATTATTATCACTCTTATCATTACTACTAATAAGACTATTAGTATCTTCATAATGTGAGCTATACTCATATATAGTACCGGTAAGAAGAAAAGGAGGAAGAACAACCACCACTCTTTTAGTCGACCTTTAAAACCTACCACCTTTATGCATACTGCTACACTTGTTTCCATTACTCCTGATGCAGAAGAACTCATTGCTTATTGTGCAAGAGTGTCTAACCCTGCTAATCAGAACAACACACAGACAGCATCACGTCTCCTTAAGTACCTAATTAAACACCGGCATTGGTCTCCCTTTGAGATGGCTAACATGGTGGTGGAGATTAAAACTAGCAGAGCTATTGCAGCTCAAATCCTTAGACATAGATCCTTCTCATTCCAAGAGTTCTCTCAACGGTATGCAGAAGTAGAGTCTATTCCTTCCCCTCCTTACCTAAGAAGACAGGATACTAAGAACAGACAGAACAGTATTGATGATCTTGATGTTCATACTAAACTCTACTGGCAGAATGAGATTGATGAACTCTATCAGAAAAGTCAAGATGTCTACCAACGGATGCTTAAACAAGGCATTGCTAAGGAGTGTGCACGAGAGGTCCTTCCAATCGGCTCAGACACGACTTTGTACATGAATGGTACAATCCGGTCTTGGTTGCATTACATTGACCTTAGAGCCTCTCCTGAGACCCAATTAGAGCATCGTAGGATTGCTGAAGGATGTAAGATGTTGATTAATGATAATATGCCTGATGTTTATGAAGCTATGTGGATGTAACTACTATGTGTTCTTTTTTGTTGTCTTTGGTTATTGTTGGGGGTGTTGAGGTCGCTCCTAACGGTTATATGATTGAGTATATTGAAGATGGGGTAGTTGAATGGGTAGTTGTTCCGACGGATAAGGTGTTTAGGTGTCCGTTTACCTCTTAAATTTTGACATAATTTTGTCAGACCTATTATATACACGCCGCGTCCGCCGCAACCCCCATGCCCCGTCCAGAAAACACGCAGAAGGAGCCCACTAGATACCCTTACGGCACGCTGAAGGTACTAATATGTAACGCGCGCGGGTCACGCGGTTCGTTTTATCTCTCATTATCTGTTCGCGAACCACATGGATAAGCGGCACAAGGTGATGGCACGATGGGTCGATCGGATCTAGGTTGCTTGCAACGAAATGAGAACCGGAACACGACCGGACACACTTACTCGTTACCGTCAGTCATCGACAAGCTCTGACCTGACACCAGCCCCAAAAACGCCATCTGCCCATCATGACTAACTACGAAAACAGCACGCTGTCAGCCGTTATCGCACAGCCTGGATGCCTTGAAGAGTTGTCAACACTTCAAGCTGCTGCAGACTACGGACTTTTTACAGAATCGCAGGCTACGGCTTTTCTTCATCAGCACGGTTTGACCTTTGATGAAGCTCACACTGATCTGGGTGAGTCAGTATTAAATGCCCACACACTTTGCCTTTGGATCGGGTACTGATCGCAACATAAAAGGGCTGCTAGTCAGCCCCAAACATGCTACAGTCTCCACAAGTCCATCACCGACAAAAAAATGACCTACAGAGCGCCACTACTTGAAAGCGACGACAAAGGCTTCCACCTTTCAAACGATCATTACCGCTGCCTCACCTCTGCCCAGCTTGCACGGTTTAGCGAGTGGTCAATCCAGACGGGAAAGCCAGTGATTGAACTTATGCAAGGTTGGATGATCGAAGAAGACACACACGAACGCCACATGAGCGGCAATCACAACGCTGTGATTCTCACTGGAAAGTTGCCTCACTGCGACCTGTTCGGTGGGCTGTGCGCTGATGGCTCAACACACACTTGATCGCTGACCACGTATTGACAACAATCAACACTCAACGCCTAATTCGTACAAGCGAGAGGCTAGGTGCAAACCCTGGCCTAGGCCTTGCCCATGACGGGCAAAGACAACTCAATCCTGAGAGACCATGGCTGACACCGAACACGCAAAGTCTGTTCTGAACAATCCTGACCTTAAAGCGGCATGGCTGCAGTGGAGCCGCAGACCGATGGAAACATCGGATAAAGATTTTCAGAAAGCGATGGATTGGGCCGAAGCATTGCTGTGCCTATCCGCTGCTGCTGGCAACTGATCAAAATGTTAATCTTTGCCACCATCATCAGCCTTCTAGCTGCTGTCTGTGTTACAGTCCCTACAGTCAGTCTTCTGCTCACCATGGCAGGCACTGGCTCTCTGATCCTTCATCTTGCTTTGTTGTCATCATGAATGTACACATCACAGCTAAGTCTTCCAATAAGAAGACCGGTCCGATCCCTGTTACCACATCAGAACAGTCTTCCTGTGCTCCATCCTGTCCATTCATTAGTAAGGGATGCTATGCCAAATCAGGACCATTGAAGCTCCACTGGGATAAGGTCAGCAGACACGAGAGAGGCACGAACTGGCAAGGTCTATGTGATTTCATCCAAGCGTTGCCTGATCGCCAGCTATGGCGTCACAACCAAGCGGGTGACCTGCCTCATCTCTTTGGTGACATCGATGCGCCTATGCTTGCTCACCTTGTCATCTCCAACACTGGCAAGCGTGGGTACACATACACGCATCACACACTGAACCCGCATAACGTTGAGATCTTGCAACGATCCAACCGCCAAGGCTTCACTGTCAACGCATCAACAGAATCACTAGCTGATGCTGATGCTGCCGTTGCTTTGGGTCTACCTGCTGTTACTGTGGTTCCTAACAACAAACACACACCAACACACACACCAGCAGGCCATAGGGTCGTTGTATGTCCAGCGCAGACACGAGACACTAGCTGTGCAGACTGTAAGCTATGCAGCCAAGCAGAACGCACTTGTGTCGTTGCCTTCCTGGCTCATGGATCAGCTGCCAAGACAGTAAACGAGATTGTATCTTGATTCTCTCCTGGAGGGCTTACGAGCCTTCCCTGAGAGATTCTTCTCTCTCCTTTCCACCATCATCACTGCAGCTATCATG